TATCTGAAGCGTCACCGTCTTTACTAAAAATAGCGTTAATTACATCTTCTGTATCAACATCCATTTCGTCGATTTCATCTACATACATAGTTTCATCTAAATTTGTGTCTTCTTCAGACTCACCAAGCTTAACCAAATACTCTTCGTCAGTTTCGCTATCAGTTAAGTGAATATCGTCACCATCTTTTTTAACGATGATACCGTCTTCTTCACCCATAGCTTTGAAAACTTTCAGAATTTCTTCGTCAGAAGCGTCAGTTAAATCTATTGGACTTTCTTCAGAATCCATGTCCATGTCAAAATCCATGTCCATTTCATCGTCATTATCAATGTCAAGGTCAACGTCCATCTCTTCCGAGTCTTCGTCTTCCATATCCATATCTAAATCAACCTCATCTTCGTCTTGCTCTGATAGAGATTCTTTTACTAACTGATTGATTTCTTCCTTCATAGTTGAAGCAAGTATTCCTTTTGCATTTTCGGCAATAGCCTCTTCAACATTTTTCATTTGAATGAGTGCCTCCTGTACTAGTGATTTATTTTCTTGCATGAAAAAATTGGTTATTTTAACTAATAAATAGTGTCAAAATGAAAAAAATTCATTTTGGTTATACTGTTACGTAAAGTTTATTTTGATTAGTGATTGATTGTATTATCGGATTTGATAAAGTATTCAACCAAGTTGTGAAAGATTCAAAGTCATTTGCCCACACAACATATTGAGAAATTACTTCATTAATTTTAATTACTGTGGTATAACAATTAGTAGTATTCAAGTCGTGTAATACAATAATTGATGTTGGTATTAGTAGAATTGATTGAATGTCTTTACCAACTCCTTCACAGTATGCTAGACATGTTGACCATGAAGGTGCATTAATTATTCTTTGTTCTTGAGTAAGTCCCGTACCTAAAATTGCCTGAAAGTTCATATTATTTTTATTTATAAATATCCCCCAAACAAAAAAAGTGGTCATATAGACCACTTTTATTAAATTGATTCTTAAATCAATTATTCGATAACTTCATCAATTTTACTTTCAGAAACAGCCGTGATTCTCCAATCATGTGTGAACCCCTCATATTTCTTAGTCACTTTCGCCTCAACATCTGTAACTGAGTAACCTTTAACTAATTTTTCTTCTCTAATCTTTTTGATTTTTCCTGTGTTCTCATCAGGTAAGTCGTACTGAATTTTCGCGACAAAATACTTTTCTTCCATATGTGTGTTTTTTATTTTCCTAAAAAATCGTTTAATTTTTTCATTAAGTCAACTGACTTCTCCACATATCCATTACTTTGTTTGTGATTTCTTTCTTCTTCTAAGTTTTCCTCGTAGTTATCTCTCTCTTTAACATCACCAAACAAATAAGCTCCTGGCGTAGACGGTGAAGATACTAAGTCAAAACAAATTAACTCGAAATCATCTTGTACTTCATTTCTTTCTCCAACCTTCTTAAGTGAACCAACTCCACGAGAAGAAATACCTAAAGTAACTCCTTGTCTCATTAAGTTTGCTGCTTGGTCTCCTTTGGTAGAAACGATTCCTCTTTCGTGAAATCCTGGCGAAGTTAACAATTTTAACTTACCCATCAAAATATTTCTATCCCACCATATATCAGTGATGATGTGAGATACCCTGTCTAAGTCAATAAGAGACGATTCTGGGTGGTTTAACTCAGAAGTGGATAAACCCTTAGCAATTGATTTTTTATAGTTGTCAGCCTCCCTTTTAAGGATTCTTTCAGGATAGGTTCTACCGTTTCTGTTTGGGGTATCGTATTTTTGAAGAACAGCATAAAATTCAAACGGATTTCTATAATCCATTTCCTTAGCTTCTTTCAAAGTGATTTCGTTTTGTCTGTCTTTCGGGGAAACCCAACCAGCATCCATTTCAATCAAGATACCGTGACCTACTTCACTTGCCTCTAATATTCTTAAATTTTTCATCTAATCTTTTAAGATAAATATACCGTTCTTAATTGTTTATTGATTTACCGTCTTTTTTGAAGTTGAAAATTCAAAGTATTTGTTTTGTTGGATGTTATTTCTGAATATGGAATTGACTATCATTTTGACAGAATCTTTTATCTCGGGGGATTTAAAATCCATTTCAGAGTTGGTGTATAAATTAATTTCTAAGTTAAAGAATGATTTCTTTCCGTGAGATATTCCACTCGTTCGGAGGTCCAAATCTACGATACTTTTTTCTTGAAATAATTTTTGGTTAATTGATTCGAATACTGAATGTTTTATCTCTCGTCCTAAGTTTGAGACGACTCTGTTCCAATTATCGTATTCTTTTTTTGGGGTCACCCATGATTGGATGTTGATGTATACTGATTTGAGGTTTTTTGAATCGACGGTTCCGTAAACCGATTTAATTGGATTGTATAAATTTAACTTTACACTTTTTCCTTTTTTCATTAATGTTCATGATTATGTATGTTTATTTTCTATAAAAGAATAATGTATTTATAGTTAATAGTCAAAAAAAATTAATTTGTATGATAATCGTAAACATTAAGAGCGGTGATAATATTGAGAGAGCTCTAAAAACATTAAAGTCTAAAGTAATTAAGACAAAACAAAATCAGTTACTTAAAGAGAGAACACAGTATACAAAAAAATCTGTGGTCAAACGAGCACAGATTTTAAAAGCTAAGTATATTCAGAATAAAAAGGACTTATTAGATTGATTCCTCAAGATTTTTTAATCTTAAAAAATTCATTTGGTCAAACTTTTCATCTTTTAATTTGTTAATTGTTTCTGAAATTCTTGATTTAATTTCACTTTCGTCTTCAGTTTCCATTCTTGCTTGTAACTTAGTTATAGCACTTTCACGAATAACTTCAAATTTTCCTTCAAGAGTTTTTGTATCCTCAGAAACAATCTGTATGAATTCTTTTTTAGAATTCTCATCTAAAGTATCAAGGTAATTTTTCAATGTTTGATTGGCAATGTTTACCATAGACTTAATTGGGATATTAATAGACTCTTTCACTATTTCAACTTTTGATGTTAAGATTGAAACGATGTTTTTCTTCGCCTGTATTCTTTCCATTAAATCTGTTTTTTGGCTATAAAGTAACGTATCGATATCTGCATAGTTGTTTTTAACTGACTCAGAAACACTTTTTGGTAATTTAATACTTGGCAAAACTTTTTGTAATAACGATAACCCTTCTTCCAAAAACTCCTTTGCGTCATGCTCGTTTAACCCTTGAGGCGAACTCAATTGGTCATACAAAGCATACGCTCTTGACATAGATTTATTACTCAACACGTTGTGTTTGAATTCTCTCAGTGTCTTCTTAAAATCCTTTTCATCTTTGTAGGATTCTAACAGATTTTTCTCCATCAGGGATTTGATATTACCAAAGGTCATTTTGCTCGTTTTCAAATAAATATTATGAATTTAATAACTTATCCAATTCTTTTGAAATTTCTCCTAAAGATTCTTGAGCTTGACCCAAATCTATCATTCGAGAACCTTCAATTAAGTTGTTCTCAATTAAGATATTCATATCTTTTTTCTTAGATTCAGGAGCCAATTCAGGTCCTGGTGGCGGAGCTTCTGCTGGTGGTGCCACCTCCGCTCCTGCGTCAGGTAATGGTTCTTCACCACCTCCACTAAACGATGGTGGAGGAGAACTTAATTCTTCTGAACCATCTGGTGTTGTTGCTGCCCCTGCTGCTGGTGTTGCACCCGTCGCACTTCCGTATAATTTATCTATGTTATCAAATAATCCTGTTTTAGTAATAACGGTAGGAGTGGCTTTAAGTTCTTCTCCAACCGCTCTCTCAACTCTTTGTTGTTGTAAGTCTAAACGAACTTCTTCATCAGACCATCCAAAGATATGTTTCTTAGCCCATGTAGATGACGTTGCTTGAATACCGTTTCCTGGGTCAGACACTAAATCTTTATATAGCAATACTTTTTCTTTCCAAACATCAATCTTCAATAAGTCAGCCTGAGTTGACGGGTTTGTAAGACCTATAGTAAAGTTTGAAAGTTCGTCCTCAAATCCTAATAGGAATAAGTGAACGATAGCAATTTTGTTTAACTCGGCCAACATACTCTTTTGGATTCTGTTGATTGTACGAGCAAATCTAATATCTTGTAATGCCAAGTTTTTACCATCACCAACAACTTCTTCAAACCCTAAGAACGCCTTAGGAACACGAAGTGCCGTTAATAATTTCTTTTGGATGTATTCGATATCGGCAATCTCTGATAAGTTTGTTGCTCCAGGTAATGTTGTAATTGGGTCTGGTGCTGCAGGGTCTCTAACAGGGATAAAATAATCTTGGTCAACCGCCATTTGGTTGAATCTCATATCTACGTTACCTGTTTTATTATCTACAATTTGCTCTCTTTTAAATTTGTTGGCAACACGTTGTACGTAAGCTTCAACATCATCATCATTCATATTACCTACGAAGACTTTGAACATTCTTCTTTCAGGTGCTCTTGAAGTACGATATATTAACATCGCATCTTCTGATAATAATAATTGTTTCCAAATTCTTCTGGCTTTTTCTAACATAGAAGTACCATAAGGAAGTTTTCTGTCGTCACCTAATAATCTAAAGTGAGCAACCTCCCATGATTGGAATTCCATATTTTTATTCTTCCAAGTAAAATGTAATGCCTTTTTGTCTTTGTCTAACTCTTTTGTAATATCTGTAGAAATTTTTGCGCTAACCCCGACCTCATGTCTTTCAATCTCAATTGTTGGTAACTGTTGTACCCCCACAACCCCTCTCTCAGGGTCTAATTTCAAGTAAACAAAGTTGTCACCATACTTACAAGTGTTTCTTGTCCACATTGGTAAGTTAGTGTTAATGTCTAAGTTGTTGTTGAATAAATCCGCCAATACTCCTTTTATTCTTTTTGATTCAGAATAAATTTGAAGAATGAATCCATCTTCATTAGTTGTTGTAGATTCTTCTGCGTAGATATCTAATGCCGCGGAAATCTCAGGAGTATACTCCATTGATTCATAATCATATTGGGCGGACAATCTTGTTGGCTCATAATAAATCGCTTGAGAATAAAGGTTGTTTTCAACTTTAGCCCACTGATTTGTTAAATAAAATGTTTGCTGTGCTTGTAATTTTTCTTTCTCGTATTCCTCTCTACTTTTTGTACGCAACAATTCCTTCTTATCAAACTTAAAAGTCGGATAATCTTGTTGAAGTAGTGAATTCGGACCAAATGTTTGGGACAGCCTTTGCCAAACCGTCATATTTTGTTCTGCCATAATATAAATTTACTTGTTACCTTGATAATATAAATAGTTATTACGCACCAAATAACCATCCATATTTTTGGTAATCAGCTCTAGTGGCATCTTGGTTCATTGGGTTTTGTCTTCCCATTTGAGGAACCATCGGATTGAAGTAGTCTGATGTGTTTTTATTCTCATTTACAACACTTGACCAAGAATTTAACATTGCTTTAGTGTGGTTTACAACCTTCTCTAAAGATTGGAATGATTTCTCAGCAACGTATATTGCCATAGAAATACTCATAATACAGTCATCATGATGATTCTTTTGGTGGTCAGGTCTACCGTTAATGTAAACAAAGGTGTTCATCTCATTATAAAGTCTACTTGAGTAAATCCTAAACTTGTGTCTCATGGACTCTTCAAATGACGCAATAATCTGAACTCTTTTACTATTAAAGTTGATACCAGGTATCTTCTCATTCATCTTAGGGTCAAACTTCCATTTGTTGGTTGTGTCTACGTTATCAACGTACATACCCGCTTGATAACCCATCTCTTGCATTTTTCTAGCGGTTGCGACCCCCATACCTCCCGTTAAATCGACGACACAGTATGCGTTGTACATTGTACCCCATTTGTAGGCAATCTCAGCCAAGATGTCAGGAGGTATCTTACCGACGTATTCTAAAACTTGTTCTCTAGCATCAAAGTCAATGATTTGAATACAAGAGAAATCCTCAGAGTCACCTCTTGATACGTCGACACCCATAACGTACTTATGTCCGTTAACGGGTTCTTTAAAAATCCAAAGTCCTCCACCCATCATTTTTGCTTGTGGGTCTTTAACTTGGTTTTTGGCAATATCGGTCATCATTTCAGAATCAAATACGTTATCCCCTGAACCTAAAAAGTTACATTCTAATTCCTGAGCAACCTTACGTCTATCGTATTTTAATTTTTTAACCATTCCCTCAAACCAGGCGGAACACGGTTTATATCCTTGTTCAATATAGTCAGTTACAATAGAATGGTCTCTATCGTATGGATTATCCATAGATAGGTTAATAACAACCTCGTCAAGATTATATTCTTCTCTGTTTAAAAGGAAGTGAACCAAATCATTGGTTTTAACCATATACAAGTCTTTTGTATAACGAGGGTCACGGTACCAAAACATTTCGGTTACCTTGAAATCGTTCATACCTCTTAAAGACTGGTCATAGATTTCATAATAAATTGGGTCGTATCCGTTTGGTGTGGATACCACAATTACTTTACCCCCTGTAGATAGGGACGCCATACACGCTGCCCAAAAATCTCCGTCAGCTTCGATATACGCGGCCTCGTCAAATATCAGGATGGTTGGAGTATACCCCCTCAAGGCATCTCGTGATGTTGCAACGGCTTTAACTTCACATCCGTTAGTTAATTTAAAATGTCTTTGGGCGTTTTTTTCTTGAGAAAATCCAGCACCAACCCATGAAGGCCATTGTTCGGTAAATCCTCTAACCTTATTCGCCATCTCCACCGCAGTATCTAATTT